GATTGGTTGATACTTGTACCTATTGAACTTGCTTCCAAAGGTTCTACAAAGTTTGCACTAAGACCAATAGCACAACAATTTGCAATCCAGGGTTTATCTATTGCTCCAGGATCAAATTTTATATTTTTTGCAACTTCTATTTCGTGACCTAAGTATTTTTCTACTTCTTCCTTGGCCTGATCAGCGTTTATGTAATCGCTATCATAGATGTATCCGTTACCTTTTCTACCCCATACAGGAATTCTAAACATCCAACCACAGTCCATTGCTCGTGCTAGTGTCCAAATTGGTATTTCATCTTCTTCTGGTGTAGGAAATACTATAGCTTCCTTCATCTTTAACCATTGCCTATAACTTTTCCATTTGGCTCCTAGTTTACTAATTAAAAGTCTTTTAAATCCTGTACAATCAATGTAAAAGTCATAGTGGTAATCCTGCTTTTGACCTTTTAAATATTTTATTTCCGTTGACCAAATTGGTTCTACATCATCATCAATTATCTCACAACCCATTTCTTTAGACTTTTTTGTCAAATAATCATTTAGCTTACTTGTATTAAAGTGATATTGAGACACACCGGTTTCATTTGGTCTCTCTTCAATAAATTTCATAAAAGGTGTTTTGTTATCCCATAGGTAATCGCCAGTAAGTTTTCTTGGATCAACATTTTCACTCATCAGTTTTGAATATACAATAGGAAACCCGTTTCTATCTGCAGAATAATGCGAATGAACATTTTGTAAGTAATCTCTATTACCCCAATCCTTAAACATGATACCTGTTTTAAATGTTGCATCACATTCTCTAATCATTTCTCCTGCCTGTATACCAACAAAATCCATAAATCGTGACCAATGCTCGGTAGATCCTTCTCCAACACCAATGGTTGGTATATTAGAACTTTTTATTATGTCAACTGTGTAGGTCGGAAAGGATGCTTTCAGCGTTAATGCTGATACAAACCCTGCTGTTCCTCCACCTACAACGCAAATTTTCACTGTGTTACTCCATAGTCGGGAAATGTAAAGCCTTGACCAAAGCCGATGATACAATATGTGTTATATGGATCGCCATGACGTTCTACAATAGTAAATGTTTTAGTGTCAAGATTCACATAGACAGCTAATGGTAATATAGCTGGTGTATTTGATAATCCATTTGCTTCATCAGGGTCTCTAACTTTTATAATTATGTCACCTGTAAATAGCAGTTGTTCATCTTTTTCACCCATAAGTCCAAAAACTTCAAATTCGTCACCACACATCACAGGTTTTTCTTGCCATTCGCCTGCACTAGCTCTTGTATCTGTGATTACAGCTACCGTTGTAAATAAAACTAATACTGCTATTAGTAATCTCATCGTAATCTCCTATTCATCGAAAGTATACCAACCAGATACAATGTATTTTATGCCTTTGTATATTGGATTTCCCCTATGAGGGTGCGTATAGTACGCTGGAAATATTGCTAATTTACCTGGTTCAGGTTTTATTTTTACACCTTGGTACAAAAATTCTGTCTCTCCGCCTTCTTCAACTGTATTAAGGTATAAAGTATACGCCATTAACCTTGAAGATGTGCATAAATCTGCGTTCTCACAATGCCAAGCATGATATCCTTGATGTGGTCTTGTTTTTTGAATGCTCATTCCTTTAGGAGAGTGTTGAACAACTGCTCCTAAGCTGTCATATTTTTTTCTATACTTCTCTTCGTATGTCGTCATTACAGTTTGATAAAAAAACTTACATAAGTCTGCATCAACATGAAACATGTTGTTATGATTTGCCATGTCCATAAAAATTCTTTCATCTTGATTCTTAAAACCAGTTTGATGTTCAGTCAACTGCATACTTGCACGTTGTTCAAAAGTTTCTATAAGTTTTTTGCAATAGTCTAAAGGAAAGCAATGCTTGTATTCTTCTATTCCATTAAAATCATTTTCCATAATGTCTCCTATATAAAAAATTGTTGGTTGAGTCTATAATTGTCCTCAACAAACATACCCTCTTTTACGTATGCAGTATGCAATACTTCTTGTTTATACAATACCATTCTGTTAAACTTCATAGGTGCCATACCGATCTTTCTCCAATCATGAATATCATCATTGATATATTTTAGAATTGGCATTTTTCCCTCTACATCATATGTGCCTTTAGGCATAGTATCATCATACTTGGTTTTTCCGCCAAAAGTATAGAAGCTAGTTCCGCCGTTAGACTCGTTAGGATCGTTAAGATATATTGTACTTGCAAAATTAAGTCCTGATGGACTGTCCATGTGTGGTCCAATGGGTGGCAATGTTTTAGTTTGCATTACATTTACCATGAATGTTGCATTTGTAAAACTTTGTTCAAGATAGTTTAAAGGAAGTTGGCTGGCTTCTTCGTGAAAGTGTGTTCTTATTAATTGATCAAACACCCAAGCCATAGGAGAAAGATCATAAAATGCATTTATTCTTAATGCTGGATTACCCCCGCGTATTCTTTTATTTTGTGATGCAGGAATATCTAATGCTAGTTGTCTGACCATTGCAGGATTTTTATAAAAGTCATCAACAATAACAACTTTTACCCATTTATCTTTATTTTTCTCGTTGCCTGGTTGGAATGTTTCAACGAATGTTGAATACCCTGGGTTTATTTCAAATGCTTCATATTCATCTATGCTATTTTTCTTCATTTTCTTTTAACTCCAGGATAAAATTTGCACTAATTGTAGCCCTATGGTTGTTTGTTTTGTTTCCTGTAACATAATGTTCTAATGTACTTGGAAAAAATATGATATCACCTTCATCTAATGGAGGTGTTATTCTGTTATTGTATTGAAATGGTTTGCTTGATAATACTGGTAAGCCGCTCGCATGTAAGTCATCATATGTATTTTTATAAAACACAAAATTTCCACTATCTTTTGGAGTGTTCATCATGTATGCACAACTGAAAACACTTCGGCCGGCATGATTATGAACTTCTTGGTAACAATCTTTCTTATATCTATTAAGCCAACACTCAACTCCGTACCTAAGTGGTGCGTCTATATTGAAATGTGTAATATATTTGTTAAGAACTATGATTGCATTCTTGATAAATTCATTGAATGGTAATTGATTGGCTTCAGGATTGCCGAATGTAGTATCTACATTGCTATACCAAGATGAAACATTTTCAAAATGCTCATCTTTTTTGATTATATCTTCAAACTCCTTCTGTACTTTTTCGTGTTCAGGTAATTTAGTTTTATAAACAGGTATAGCATATAGATTTTGTAACATTAATTCTTCATTTCTATTAATTTACCATACTCGGGTAGATAACAGTACTCCATTTCACTATTGTACAAAGTTCTTATCGCATCATCTAGTGTTTCAACCAATGGTTCACCTGCAAGATTAAAACTTGTATTGAAAATAATTGGTATGTTTGTTTTTTTATAAAATTCTTCGATCAGATCATAGTAATTTTTGTTTTGTTCTCTGGTTACAGTTTGTATTCTGCAAGTTCCGTCTACATGAATTATACTAGGAATCTTTTCTGCTACTCCTTCTTGGCAATCCATTGCATACATCATATGGGGTGACTGCTCCATATCCTTCATATCAAACCAGTCATGAGCATGTTCAAGCAAGATTGAACCAGCGAACGGCCTAAAGTATTCTCTTCTTTTAACTTTATTAACAAAATCCTTACCATCTTCGTGTGTAGGATCAAATAAAATACTTCTGTTACCCAATGCTCTTGGACCGTTTTCTGATCTTCCTTGAAATATAGTTACAATATTCTTTGTTGTTAATAAATCTACTACACTCTTATTATCTGCATCAACAACATTTGCTCCATACTTTTCTGCAATGGCTGATATGTCATTTAATGAATAATGATATTCAAAACCTTCGTATATTGTTTCTGCGTAAGGTCTTACTTTTCGATCTTTTGTAGTTTGATGATATTGCAACATAGCCGCACCTATTGCCGTACCTGCATCGTTACTTACTGGTTCTACGTAAAGTTTTATATCTTCTTTGTTAAGTGCATCAAGGAAAAAATAGTTTGCTACACAATTAAGAGCATATCCTCCGCTCAAAACTACATTTTTATTGCCAGTCATTTCAACTGCTTTGAAAATCAACCTCAAAACTTCTTCTTGTGATTCTTTTTGAACAGCGTATGCAAGATTTCTTCTATTTTCTAGCGTAGTCATGTCTACTCTGCTATGATGTTGGTCTTCTGTTGTCTCTAGATATGAATATTTTGACTCATTTACTAGGGCGGCATTCGGATACGTAGGAATTATAAAGTTTTTATCAGCAGATCTCCATTTTCCACCACCACCGTCTGTATAAATTGGCGGAAATTTATCACAAGGTTTACCGTATGGGCTTAACCCCATAGTTTTTCCAGCTTCAATTGGTTGAAATCCGCAATATTGTGTAACTGCCTCATACGCTTTGACTATTCCAGCTGTATCATCCAATACTAGTTCATGATATCCTTCTTCACGCTCTCTATCTGAAGGTATTTGATCAATCTTTGTACCTGGGTATGGACCATTACCACCTTGGTGTTTATATAATGTCTTAAAATCATCTGGATAGTTACATGAAAAAATGCTTTCACATTCCCAAGTCATAGTTTCATCTTGGAACCTACCTGTATTAATATTCATAGGAATGAATGTTCCTGCACCGTCTACCACCAAAGCTGTAGCTGAATCAAATCCTGATCGATAAAAAGCACAAGCGGCATGTAGCTTATGGTGTATATCACTCATGTCTATTACCTGCCTATGTTCAAATTCACTCGCGTATGCTGAGTCTGATCTATCAATGAGGCCAAGTTTTCTTGCTAGACCAGTGTACATATCGCCGCCACTAAAGTCTATTCTGCTAGAATCGGCCAAAGGTTGTGTATGAGCTACCACTAGATAATCTAATTTGTCCGTATAATCAAGGAATTTAGTCATTGCGGCTAACGGTCCTCCGTCATATTTCTTTCTAGTTAGACGTTCTTCTTCAATTGCAAAAATTATTTCACCATCTTTCAATAAAACTGCTCCACCATTGTGGCCTCTTGTAATTGCACCAATCCATTGTGTCATAGATTTATTCTCCTAATTAATTTACCTCATAACTGAAATCACAAACAAATACCCTACGGTTGTTTAGTGTAGGATATGTTCCGTGAAATACTCGTCCGTCCATAATAACAACACCACCCGGTGTTGGTCTTACACGAACATGATTTATTTCATGCTCAAACGGCTGTAGTGTAACCAATGATCCTGCTAACGGATATTGTTCTGATACCATTACATCATCTAAAAACATTACAACTGATAACTGTCTGCCTGGCTGATGACAATGCATGCCACTATAAGAACCTGGCGGATATTTTAATCCCCATGCTTTTAAACATTTTCCCATAGTAATTGGTAATTCACTTTCAATTAAACATTTTTTAATAAATTTTTGAAAGTCTAATTCAGGATCAACTGCTTCTGGATATTCCATTTCACCCTGTGTGTAAAATACATAAGGTCCTTCAAATGCCTTTTTAGTATCATATATTTTATCGTCAAATAACTTTTCAAACTTTTTATATTCGGGATAAAAATTATCTGTAATAACCCAAGTCTCTAATTTATCTGAAGCTCTTACTCTTGTAGGTTCACTAAATCCACCAGTGTTGACATGGTATTGATATGAATCTTCTAACTCATTTAGTATATTACGTTCTTGTTGTGGATTTAGTTTCACTTTCCTGTCCTTCCTAAAATCTGTGCAGGTTGTTTTGCGTGTGTCACTCCTGCATCATTTTTGTGGACAACCCCATGCGTCGGGCAGACTTCTCCTTGTTGTTCTTGTGGTTTATACGTTCCTTGATAACTCCTAGGCTTACCAAGACGTTTACGCACACTTGATACAATTTTTTTAAAACTTTCATCATTTAACTCCATAACTTCATCGTTATATCTTTCAATTTCATCTTCCATTGTTAATCTAATAGGACTAAATTTCCTTTTGCCTTCTCCTAAATCAATTATATCAAAGTCTGGAGAGTTAGGATAAGAAATATTAATAGGATATGTGCTACCAATTACACTGGTACATGTAGTTCCTAATGCTTTTGCCATATGTTGACCTAAACTATCGCAACCTAAAAAGTGATCTGCAATTTGTATTACACTTGACCAAACTCTTACATCTGGTACTTGTGGTACTGCTACTGGAACTTTAGAATTTTCTTCTATGGTTACTGGAAATTCAGACATAATTATTATTGCATAATCATCTCTCAAGTCCTTACAAATCCTTATCACATCATTTAAATGAAAACTTCTTGAGGAGCCATCTATAATAAAATCACCCATATTTTCAGCTGTTCTACCAAATGGCTGAAAAACCAAAACTTTATCTTTGCCAGTGACTGCTTTTATCTCTTCTACCATTTTGTATCCTTGAACAAGTTCGTGCTTATTCATATATATTTTAGGATCTGGTACTTCACGTAAACCTTCATTGTTGATTGCAATATCAAACGCTTGAGCTAGACTGCATTTTTGATTGTAGTATTCCCAAACTCTATAAGGTTCAGGAGTGATACAGTCTCTATCTTTAATATAGTCTTTGAATAAATTTTTATGCCAATGATCGTAGGCAAGTTCATGTAATTGCGGATGTCCTTTATAGAACTCCATACCTCCTTCACAGACAATAATAAAGTCTTTGTCTTTTTCGTAAAGTTTTTCAAAGGCAGGAATACTAGCTACTGTTCTACCTGCACCACCGTTCATAAAATATGCTTTTTTTCTTGACACAATATTGCTCCTAATATGCAAATATTTATGGAGTAGTAGTCAAGGTGATAGGTAATACTGGCTTTTTAAAATGTAATGAAAATTATTTCTTGCCTGCGGCTTTTTGTGCGGCGACAGCCACATCAACAGCAAATGCACCATCTCTATATGGATCATTTGGATCTGATGCTTCATCAGGCTCTCTCATGTCCTTAGGCATAACAGGAAACATCTGTACTGCTTGCCAAGGTTCATAGCCCTTTGCTTCCATAACAGCTGGTAAATCTCTTAATCTTTGTCTGTATTCTTTCCACGCTGTTTGTATTGATTCAGGAGCATCTGTCATTCCAACTTTTGCATCTGTTTCGTGCAACGCGGCATCTCTAGTATCTCTAACCTGTGCCCAAGTTAACGTTAAATCAGAACCGGTAGCTGTCCAATCATGAATACCAATAACAAACTCGCCCTTTTCGAAATCATATGTGATATTTTGATCATCATATACGTCACGTGGTTCAAGTTCATCTGTGTATTCTACGTCCATATAACCATCTGGAGCGTCCCATAAAATTTTCCATTCACGACCTCTACGGAATTCTACCATATCTTCTCGTCCGTCGTCGTTACCAATTTCACAAAGCAATGGATTTTCTTTACAATCTACAGTAATTCTAGTTACATCAGCGCCTGCTGGTCTTTCTAGATCACGTTTTTCCCACATGCACCATCCAGTTTCAGTTCCATAATCTTCACTGCTTTTATCATTGTTTACTTCAAAAGTAAGGAACTCAGGGCCTTTGTATGTGAAAGTTCCAGTTCTACCTTGAGTAAAACTGTTTGTTCTCCATTCATCCCAAATTGGATACTGAAATGTTTTTTCTATTTTTCTCATTGCTTATATGCTCCTATAAGTATTTATCATCTTTACATAAAAGTTATTCTTACAACACCAGAACCACCCTGTCCTGATCCACCTGCACAGCATTTTGCCCAGTTATTACAGTATGAACTAACACCCGATTGTCCGCCACCAGCTGGCCAGTCAATGTGACATCCACATGAGCACCATGCTTCATTGGTTACACCCACTTGCATTCTACCAAATTGTGGTGCTGATCCTGATCCTGAATATGTAAACCAACAGTGACATCCACCATGCCCTGGTTCCCATCCTGTTGATCCCATCATTCCGAAATCTGCTCCAAAAATTCCACAAATATTACAGTTTGAACATGAGTGTGAGTGTCTTGGTCCCCAAGCATCTCCATTACACATCCAACCTCCACAACCACCTGTGGTACAGAAGTTACTTAGATTATGTCCATTAACATAACTTTTACAACCCATACCTGCACCGCAAGTATGTGCTTTACCACATGGCCATGCCCCGCCAGCACAAACTGAGTACTGACAACCTGGTGAAGTTGCTATTGTTTTAGATGCATAGTTTCCGCCTGCGCCACCTGTTGTGAATGAACAACAGTTACAGCAAGTCATTCCTGCTCCGCCACCGCCGCCTGACCAAATCTCAAATTGCACTGTTGATGCACCTGTTGGTACACACCAGTAGCAACATCTACCATTTGCCTGCTGACAACAGCCTGATTGTCTTGCACACATATGACAACGGAAACCGCGATCATTATAAATCCATTGCACACCCATGCTGTGACCAGCACCTGGCGCCAAATCATCTGACGTTAGTGTTGCGTCTGCTATTGAGTCATTTGCTACTTTTTTATAACTTGCGTATGTTGCCATAATTTTTTCCTATGCGTATGTTATCTTTACTAATCCTGATCCGCCCATATTGCCACCTGCACAACAACTTGCCCAGTTTCCACAATATGAACTTGTTCCTGTCATTCCGCCTCCTGATGGCCAGTTAGTATAACATGCACAACCACACCATGCTTCAGCGTGTGCGTGTACACCTTGCTTGCCTACAAACGGTGCTACACCAGTTTGCATCCAGTCTGCTGATCTACATTGACATCCACCGTGTCCACCTGTTACTCCAGTAGATCCCATAATTCCAAAATCTGCTCCAAAGATTCCACAAACATTACAGTTCGCACAAGTTTGTGTATGGTTAGGTCCCCATGCACCACCGTTACACATCCAACCCGAACATCCTCCTGTAGAACAGAAGTTACTTAAATTGTATCCGTTTACATATGAACGACATCCCATGCCTGCTGTACAAGTATGTGACTTAGAACAAGGCCATGTACCACCTGCACAAACTGAATAAGCACAACCTGCCGCTGTGTTAATAGTTTTTACAGCGTAATTTCCACCTGATCCTCCAGCTGAGTGTTTACAGTTGTTACAACAAGTACCACCTGCTCCTGCTCCACCACCTGACCAAATTTCAAACGTAACTTTATTAACATTTGATGGTACAGTCCAATAGCAACACTTACCATTAGCTTGTTGACAACAATCGCCTGCGTCAGCACAGTGTTCACATGCTTTTCCTCTTTCATTATAAATCCACTTAACATAGTACTGATGTCCTGCACCAGGTCCTAGTTTTGCACTCGTGATACTTCCGTCTACAAAGTTTTCTGATGTTAGTGTTTTATAACTTGCGTATGTTGCCATCTTTATTTCCTAAACGTATGTTATCTTTACTATTCCTGAGCCGCCTTGTCCTGATCCACCAGCACAACACTTTGCCCAATTTCCACAATATGAACTAGTACCAGGAGTTCCGCCACCTGATGGCCAATTAATATGACATCCACAGGCACACCAAGCCTCGTTAGTACTTGTTTGCATATATTTACCAATACCTGCACCTGCTCCAGTCCATGATGTTTGACCGTGACATCTACAAATAGTAGTTCCAGCTTTAAATCCTGGTGATCCACCAAATCCAAAGTCTGCTCCAAAAATTCCACAAATATTACATGATGCACAAAGACTTGTTAAATGCCTTTGACCCCATGCATCTCCATTACACATCCAGCCTCCACAGCCTCCCATCACACAAAAGTTTGATAGGTTATGACCGTTTACGTATGAACGACATCCCATTCCTGGAGAACATGTATGCGATTTTTCACAAGGCCATGATCCACCCGCACATACTGTATATGCACAGTTGGGATTAGTATTAATAGTTCTTGATGCGTATCCACCGCCGTGTCCGCCAATTGCGAACGAACAACAGTTACAACAAGTATGTCCTGGGCCACCTCCGCCTCCGGACCAAATTTCAAAGGTTACTTTATAAACGTTTGCTGGTGTTGTCCAATAACAACATTTACCGTTTGCCGCTTGACAACAGTTACCTGCTATGGAACAATCATGACATGCCATGCCACGTTCGTTATAAATCCATTGCACTCTACGACAACTGCCTGCTCCAGGAGCCAATTTGGCCGCTGTTATGGCATTGGTCGGAATAGCTTCCGATGTTACTTTCTTATAACTTGAGTATGTTGCCATTAGTTACGTCCCCAACAAAAATTAAACTGTCAACAAGCGCCAGCCGTAGCTATTGCCTGAGTATACCATGTCAAACGCCGCACCTTCTGTGTTTACAGTCATGTTTGATGCATCGCCTTGTATTAAACGTCCGTTTCTATTAATCGTTAAATTATTAGAATCAAATGTTTTTCTTAGATCGAAAAATCTAATAACATCACCTGTAGCCGGACTTGCTGGTAGTGTGACTGTAAAGCCTCCACCGTTTGTGTCCGCAAATATCTGTTCACCTGAATGAGCAGTATATCCTGTAGTGATTGTTTTGGCGTTTAGCACACCAACTGGTAACCAAGCAGTTCCATTGTAAAGTTCTAACACATTAATTTCTGTGTTAAATCTTAATGATCCTGCTCCTGCGCCAGCTGTTCTTTGAGCTGTATTCCCATAAGGTATAGTTAAACCTGGTGAACCTACTGAAATTCTTCTTCCCATTTTTTTCTATCCTTTTATTATGCCGGTACTGCTGTTTCGATACCCATAACCATCGCTGTTACCGATGTTTGGTCCGATCTAACAATAACCTGTCTTGTTGCTTCTGCAACAATACCTGTTCTCTCCAATACGCCATTTGGTGCAACTGACACATTATATTCAAGATAATCTGCCGCACTAGGTGATGCACTTGTGGCAACCGCAAGTCTTATATTTGCTGTATTTGAGCCTCTGTTACAAACAGAAACTGTTACAACACTATATGTACTTGAAGGTACTGTATAAACACTGGTATCGCTGTTAGCTGAAAGATCTGATGATCCTAATATTCCTGATGCCATTTTTCACTCCTATAGTTATATTTAGCCATTATGTTTTACTTGTCAAAAAGTACGAGAATGCAACCGGTGAACCCGACACACCTCCGTTAAAGTTCATTCCCGTAGTTACAGTAATTGGACTATTATCAGTTGTACTAATTGTATTTCCTGTAATATTAATCTTACCGGCTGTCACTGCGTTAACGTTTAGACTGCTTGAACCTCCACCAATCTGTGAATTGATATAAGTTATAATTGCCGCCTGTGTTGGAACTACAGTATCTGAATTAGCACTAAACGTACCGTCTGTACTAAATTCATTAATTGTTGCTCCTCCTTGACCAAGTCCAACAGATCCTAGCGTAAGTTCTTGTAGTCCTGCTAGGCTGAATGCACTTGTATTCAAGCTCGCCGATCCAGTTGACTGTTCAACGTTAAACAATCTACCAACTCTAAAGTTACCATCTTGGTCAGTGGATGTGTAGAAAATTCTACCTCCGCCGGATTCTGTTACTTCGTCGTTTGCGTCTGCTGGAACTGAAGGTGTTCCTGGATAGTTAGTACTTGCAAAGTTACCTGTACCAATATCTAAGAAATCGTGCCCTGTTAATCGTACTTGACTGAACCTTTTTCTTATTGTTAAGTTTGCACCATGTGGTGGTGCAAGTTCAACACCTAAGTTAGGTGAAACTTGTAAGTTTGCGGAATAGTTACCTGCACTACCAGTAAGTTCTCTAACAAAAACAATTTTAAAGAATCTGCTGTCTCCAGCTATTTCTAAGTTTGCTCCTGGTTCTGGTTGGTCAGTTAATCCATAAACATTTAAGAATTGTACTGATTGGAATATGTCTCCGTATCCGTCACCGCTAACAGTACCGCCTGCAGTTTCAAAGTCAGTTCCTCTAGCACTAAACGTAGGCTGATCAAGAACACCGTCACCAATTCTAATTTGGAATGGTGCTTCTATAGTTTCGTTTGGATCTACTATTGTCATCATAGGAGTTGATGTATAACCACTTCCTGGTTTGATAATAAAGAATTGTGTAATTCTTCCTGATGAAACTTTAGCTCTTACCTGTGCGCCGGTTCCTCCACCGCCGCTAAAGTATACTCTAGGCTCGATTGAGTACTGTGTTGTTGCATCTAATGATCCTTGTACTGCATTACTATGATGCCAGTTATTCCAACCTGCTGTACCATCTGATTCTTTAGCAACGTTGGCTACTTTTGTTCCTGGATTATATGAAGTAATTTGTGCATATTGTCCAGCACCTGTACCTGCTGTTAATACTATTCTCATACCAACATATTTTGTTGAGTTTGCAGTTTCAGTGTTAGATAATGTAATAGTCGTAGCATTACCGCCCTGAGCAGTATTTTCACTTGATACGTATCCTCTACCACCAATTACATCTGGATCATTCAAAGAACCGTCATTATTAATATCGCTGGCGTTGTATGTAGAACCGTCATCTGGATTTCTTAATCTAACTTCAAAAATACCTTTGTTAACAACATTAGCACTTGAAACAACAGCACCATATCCTGCACCAGTTATTGTATAACTTGCAGAAGTATAGTTGTTACCTGCATTAGTGTATTCAAAGTGTATAATTTGACTTCCATCAGTTAAACCTCTACCAATTTGTGCTTCTAGTTTTCTATTGTTAACACCACCGGTAATTGGCACTTCTGTTACATCGATAAACTCTGATACAGCACCTTTGTCACCGTATGAGCAGTTACCGTTTGTACCTCTAATCTTACCACCGTTTTCTGCTAGGTATCCAATATGTCCATAGTATGAGAACACAGAAACAAGTTCTGCTCTACCTAAGTTTGTAACCCATGCACCAATACCATCACTTAATACCTGTGTAAAGTCGTTAGCAACAATTGAGTCATTACCACCATTATGTATATTACCATCAATTTTTAAACCTACACATCCTGTACCAAAGTTTGTAACACCTTGTACATATGGAGATCTTGTAGTAATCCAAGTTCTGTTATCATCTGGTCCCCATCCTGGATCCAGTGAACAATATGCTCCTGCACTTGGACGTTTTGTACCATATGCATTTGCTGATCCTAATGTACCAGTAAGTCCGCTTAATGTTTGGTTTCTAATACCAGTTGCGTCTCTTAGTAAGTACATGTTCTCTAAAATAGATCCACCTGATCTTGCAGAGTTGGCATAAAACATTCCGTTCATCAATGTTCTATAGTTACCAGGATAAATTAAATCATAAATGAATCCATCTATGTATGCTTTAACATCTCTTTCACAAGCTGTTGCATCAAAGCTATATGAAGGATAATTCACTGTAATATATTTTGTTACATCTCTTCCAATATAGTCTTTGTTTAATTCTAGCAGTCTTATAGCCGCCATTTTATCTTCATCATCAACTCTACTGTTATTTCCTCTAAAAGTAGGAGCAGTTGAATCACCTGATGCACCACTAATTTCAAAATTAATTTTATCATGTAATTCTTGACATAGTTCTTCAAGTATGTCACCTACAGCTGAAGTACTAACTGGTTTAGATACATTTTGTGTTAGAGCATTTCCTGTTTGTGCTGTAATACTTGTACCTTCTACAATATTATCGATTATTGATTTCATGTGTAGAATACCAGCTTTACTGTAAGTAGTGTCATTAGAATCAGTAGTTAACTGTCCTGCTGGAACTACTTTTGTAGAACGTAGTTCGTCACCTTGTATAGCACATCTTTCAGGAACTCTAATTGGAAGCACTTCTTTATACTCACCAGTTTTAACAAAAATTACTGTATGTTTGAAAACTTCTCCTGGTATTGTGTAACCTGCGCCTAAAGAAACAGCAGATGTAACTAGTACCATATTAGCTGTAATTTCAGCTACTGCACCTGTTTCTGCTGGATATGTGGCCGCATTTTTTATTTGTAGGTATCTATCTGCTGACGCAACACTATCAAGTGCTTGATAGTCCGCTGACGGTGTTGCACTATTGATAACATCTGTTGCAATACTAATTACAAAGTTTAGAGCCGCAACGTTTTGCGATTCTGAGCCTGTATCAAAATAGTCTCCGCTTACATTATCTTTCATAGCTTGAGAAACTCTACGTGTTTGTCTATTTCCGCCTCTAGCTAAGTCAATAGTTAATGCGTCAATGGCAAATCCTGCAAGTCTTTGAAACTTTGCTTCGTTGAAACTAAATCCAATAAAGAATGGACTTGTTTGTGTAATAATTTGTCTCTTGGCCCATTTTGCTGTTTCGTATGCAATAAATGTTCTATTAACTTTAAGCAAATACACCGCATTTGGATTTCTAGCACCATCTTCAATAGCTTCACATGCCGCCCTAATTGTTTTCCAAGGACGGTCTAATGTTGCACCATTTGTTGGATACTTATTGTCAGCACCATTAGTTCCTACATAGTAAACATCTGGAGTTTGACCAAAGTCTTTCCATTCCGGATTTCCACTTGCACTAACACTTAATACTTGACCTTCTGTTCCGATTGGTAATCTAGTTGGACCTGATCCGCCATAGTAAAGTAAATCACCCTGTGTAGTAATTGAACTTTCCTCAGCACCTGATGCCAAGTTTTTCCAATATGTACCCGAGGTATCATTGTCTGGTCTTTTAGGTGTATCTGATGTATGTCCTAATACACAAACATAACTTATTAAACCATAACGAACGGCATCACCTGCATCATAAAGTGTTGCAGTTGCCCATGTATCTTTCCATTCTATACCTTGGTTTAATCTTCCCCAGTAAGTTGCATTTGGTGGACGCTGTCCTGTACTATTTGCAACAGCAACATAAGTGTAACCACCTAGTCTTACAACATCACCAATTCTATATTCTTCGTTTGTTGAGTCTGCACCCCAGTCGCCTCTTAGATTAAATCCAGAAGTTACTAGTTCCCATTTTGGACTTGACGGAGGAACTTCACCATAAACGTTTTGATTTGCAACGTATTGGTTACCACCATATGTTACAAAGTCACCTGGTTGATATCTTTCGTCGCCTTGCCATGAATTTTCAAATTCTAAACCTGGAACAAACTTATCCCATTTAGAAATATCAGCTTGTAGTGTACCTAGTTGTGAGTCAGGATTAGTTACAACAGAAGTGTGTTGTGTTGTACAAATCCAAAGTGTTGCTCCATAAAGTACAACATCATTTACTTTGTATCTGTATGAGTTTACCCACTCACCTAAATATTCAAGACCTTTATTAAAGTAATCCCACTTCGCCTGATCTGCTTCTAATCCATTAGCCGCAGTTGCGTTTGAAGTGTGTCCTGTGTTACAAAGATAAAGTGTACCACCATATTTTACAATGTCATTAACTTTATATCTTGTGTTGATTGCCCAATTTGTTTTCCAATCTTGACCTTCGGAGAATAGGTCCCATTTTAATATGTCTTGTTCAAGTCCAAGTGCATTAGTGGCCGCGGCAGTGTGACCAGTATTACAAATGTAAATGTTTCCGCCATATTTTACCAAGTCGTTTGCTTTATAAACAGTTCCAGCGACCCAGTTATCTTTCCAGTCAATTGATGTAGCAAACTGATCCCATTTTGCCTGGTCAGCTTCTAGTGTTGATTGGGCAGTATGTCCTGTTTTACAAATGTAAATAATTCCACCGTATCTTACGATGTCATTTATTTTGTAAAAAGTTGATTGTGTCCAATCTGCTTTCCATTGGGTACCATCACTAAAATTGTTCCAATTTGTTGAGTCAGTGTAAAAATTAGATGTTGATGTATGTCCAGTAACACAAACGTATGTTCTACCGCCATATCTGATTACGTCATCTTTCAGATAAGCAGTGGAAGCCGTCCAGTTATCTTTCCATATAAACCTAATTCTACCTAGTTTAAATTCTGCCATTGTTTGCTCCGTTCTTGGTATTATACATATTTATCTTTATCCGTTAAAGTCGTCTCGTTCAGTTCTGCTAGACATGAACATGTTTAGCGCCGCTAATCCACCGCCTAGTGGTCCATTTACAATAAATTGTGGACTTACTGAAGCCATTGCACTTTCATTATTAGATCCTGCCGTATTTGACATTATAAGCCCAGACAGTTTTATCTGTCCAGCTGTCAGTTCGTTTGTAAACAGGTTAGCACCACCACCTGTAAATCTGTTCTCAATGTAACTTTTTAGTGCTTTTTGTGTAGGTACAATGCTGTTTGACGATGCAACAAATGTATTCTCTGTAGAAAATTCGTTAATTGTTGCTTGTGATCCGCCTAAACTAATACCACCTAATCTTAATTCATCTAGTCCTGATAAGTCAAAGAAGTCTGCACTTAAAGTTACTCCACCTTGTGCTTGACTAACTCTAAACAGTTCACCAACTCGATAGTTACCATCTTGGTCAGTACTTGTGTAGAATACTCTACCACCATTTGATTCAACAACTTCGTTAGCTTGTTCTGTTTCGTTAGCAAGATCTTGTCCAAAAACATACAACCCAGGATAGTTTGTATTTGTAAAGTTACCTGTTCCAATGTCTAAGAAATCATGTCCTGTCAATCTACACTGACTGTATCTTTCTCTTATAGTTGCTGTTGTACCATGTATAGGTGCTGTGCCTCTTGTAAGTACAGGTGATATTTGGAAAGTTAATTCTATGTTCGGGCTAGTACCACTATTAGCTGTAACTTTAACAACTCTGTAAATTGTAGTATCTTGTCCTGTTATTCTAAAGTTAGATCCAGGTCCTGGAATTGCTGTAACTCCTGAAATCTTCATAGTATTACCTATTTGCAATTCTTCTGCAAAACCGTCTCCAGTAAGTGTAATTATTGCACTCTGATATCCTACTCCTCTATTGTAGAAAATAGGTTGAGGTAATACACCGTTCTTAATAGAAACTGTATAGTATGGTTCACCGTATGCTTCAGGGTCGTATATAGTTACTGTTGGAGCAACTGAATATCCACTGCCTGGGTCATATAATTTAAACTTATCAATTTTTCCGTTTGCAATTTCTACTCTACCTATTGCTCTAGCACCTGTTGTAATAATATTTCCGTTTGCTGTTGAATTTAATCCGACAAATGCTGGTAAGTTGTTTTTCTTACCGCCTACAATATGTGTTAGGTTACTGTTGGTTGCTTTTATCTTCCAAACATAACCGTTATCCGAAGTCAATGTTGTACCAGTTGAACTTACTGCAATAAACACTCCTTGAGTATATGCAACTTTCCAATCTTCTCTACCTGAATCACCTACTAAGCCTGAGTCATACCAATTAGAACCATCTGCACTGTAAATTATTCTATCTGCATTGTCTAATGATGCAACCCAACAGTTATTACCAAAAACAATATCACTGTATTTTTCAGTACCATCTAATGTAACTGCTGAACCAGATGACCAAGTTGCTCCGCCATCAGTTGAAGTTGATGTTGTACCAGTTTCACCCATTGCAATCCATTTTCCTGCACCGTAGGCTATACCTTTTATATCAGTTGATGACGCTGTTGATGTATTCCATGTAGCAGGAACAACTGTTGATGATCCATCAGTTGTTAGCACTGCTCTATAAACAGTAGCAGTTCCAGTCGCTGTTGCTATAATAGTATTTCCATCTGAGCCTCCTAATTGTACAGCACTCCATGGTTGTCCAGCTCCAATATTAGAACTATCCCATGCTATACCATCGTTTGAGAATCCCATAATCGCATCGTTGTTTGCAACACCAACTATTAATGATCCACCTTTACTAAATCTATTCCATTGTCTACTACCAATAGTAGCAACATTTTCTCTTTCAGTCCAAAGTGATCCGTCTGCTGATACATACCATTTTGAAGTTCCTGGTACTGAGTAATAAAACTGTCCTGTACCGTCGGAGTATCCTATATCTAAAGATCCTGCCGCTACTGAATTATTTGTTTGTGCATGTGGAGGATCTGAAAAAGTCACTCTAGGTTCAAATTCATATTCCGTTGTAGCATCTAAAGTCAATGCTGAAACTTTACCTGGAACAATATTATCCCAACCAGGCTGTTGATCACTTTCTCTGTAAACCATTGCAGTTTTAGTAGAAGGATCATAGTTCCAAATATATCCAAATTGTCCTGAACCAACACCGCCTTTGATTATAATTCTCATACCGTTCATTTGTGCGGCAGTTCTTGCTTCTGAAGCCGCAAGTGTAATCTGATCTGTATCTCCGCCTTGTGCATTGTTAGTTGCAAATTTATATCCTCGACCACCTATATTAGTACTATCTCCTAGTGGTGGAAGATCTAATGTAATTTTATCAATAGCACCGTTACGTATTTCTTGCCATCTCATATCAAGTCCAGTACCGTTTGCTTGACTGACTGTTGGTGTTGCTGTTGAATATGTTTGTCCGTTATTATTGTATGCCAATGCTAATACGTTTGTATTGCCTACTAAAATATCTTCAACTGCCGCTTCACCTGTTCTATTGTTTACTGTAACAGTTTGAGGAGTTTCAGCAGTATCGTAACCTTCTGCTACTGATCCAAAGTCACCATATGAGTTGTTACCATTAGTAGCTCTGAGAATACCTCCACTTTCTGCAAGGTATCCAATGTGTGCGTAATATGTAAACACAGACACTAGCTCTGAACGTCCTAGATTTGTTGCCCAGTATCCAATACCATCACTTAATACCTGTGTAAAGTCGTTAGCAACTATTGATCTATTTCCGCCATCATGTAAAGCACCATCAATCTTCATACCAACACAATTATCTCCTATCGTTGATACTCCTTGAATGTACGGAGATTTACCAGCTTGTATTCTTTCCATATTTACTGCACCTGCAGATGCACTCTTAAATAAGTGTGCAGATGTGTTTGAACTTATTCCAACGTTCATAGTAATGCTCGTTGCGCCAACGGCTGTAATTAAAATTTTCTTATTATAGTAAGGATCAGTTGTTCTTGGATAAGGATGATCTGTTTGATGACTGTCCATTGCACAAGTCCATACCAAGCTACCTGCATCAATAGTAACTGCTTGTCCTACTTTAATGTTGTGAGCCCAATTAACAGAGTCATTACTTGAACTTACAAATCTATGATCATATACACCATCTGGATTAATACCAACATTTACTGTAATAGATGTTCCTGTTGTAGCTATAATTTTTCTTTTTTCTCCATACGCTGGATCTGTCACTCTTGGATAAGTGTGATTTGTATCATAATTGTCTTTTGCACATGTAAATGTTAGACTGTTATTATCAAATGTTATTTCTTCTCCAACAGTCAATCCGTGTGTTGTGCCGAACTCTAATTTCATAATACCAGTTGCAGGATCGTATGTTGTGCCTGTAGTTGGAGTGTATCCTGCTACAGGAATTGTTAAACTCATTACACCAGTTGCAGGATTATATGAACCACCTGTTGGTGTATATTGCATTTTATTTGTTGATGCAATCCATACTGAACTATCAGATGTTCCTGTACCTGGATCTAATGAAACAAATGCTCCGCCTGATGGACGCTTAGTTCCATAAGTATTTGCCGCTCCTAAAGTTCCTGTTAAACCTTTTAATGTACAATCTCTAATACCGCAACCATTTCTTACATAAAACATATCGTTGTTTACGTTGTTTGTTGGAATAGTTAAATCATCTGGATTAGGATCTGCCACTGTTGTTTCACCCTTGACAGTGTGTGTTCCTGCTACAGCTGGTCTTATTGTTGTTGTTCTAAGTTCTGCACCTTGTAAAACAACGTTAGCTGGAAGACTGATAGGAAGTATTTCAGCATAATCTCCTGCCGATACCTGAACCTTTGCTCCAATACCCACTCTATTATTTTCATCTCTTAATAGATATGCCATTGCAAAACGTACAGTTCTAAATGGAGCGTTTAATGTTCCACCTTGTGCTTCATTATCAACTCCGTTTTCAGCTACATAATATAACTTTCTTTGTAAGTCGATAGTGTCCCAAGAAGGCATACTATTAGTTGCTCTTAATACTTGACCTGTTGTTCCGATTGCTAATCGTTGTGTATCAATTGCTGTTGAATCTTGATCTTCAAAAGTTTTAAGGTCACCCTTACGTGCTAGTTTGTTCGTTCTAGTACCTAGAATCATTAACTTCCAGTAATCTTGTTGAGGTTGTTCAACATCAAGATCTGGTCTTGAATCCGATTCAGTTGATCTGTGATATTTTACACAAACATAAGCAGAACCCTGCCAAGAAACAATATCTCCTGCATAATATTCTGTGTTATCCTCCCAAAAATCTCTATGATTTCTACCTTCAATTACTTTTTCCCAATATGTTGGCCACGAGTCTGGTTGTAAGTTTGTGCTATCTTGAATAGCAATATATAAACTACCTTGTAATCTTACAAAGTCACCTGTTCTATAATCAACTATAGTTGAGCTGTCTGCCGATCCTGCATTATTCCAATCATTTCTAAACTTGTATCCTTCAAATGTTACGTTCCAATCAGTTGGGTTTTGTCCTGGTTTTAATCCAACACTATAAGTTATAGCTTTGTAAATGTATCCACCGTAAAGAACTAAATCACCAGGTTGATAGTAAACATTGTCTGCCCAAACACCTTCGTATTCTGTTCCTGGCAAATAGGTTCCCCATTTTCCTGCCGCTGTATCTGTTTTAAATCCTGCATTACCTGATGTTGATGTATGTCCACTTAATGCTTTTACAAGGTTGCCACCTCTTTTTACAATATCATTTTTCTTATATCTATATGCTTCTTGCCAAGCACCTGAAATAACTCCAGTATTCTCATCTGTTTTAGTAACATATTCGATACCTTCACTTTGTATTTCCCATTTAGCTTGATCTTCTTCAAGTCCTAATGTAATATTATCTGCTGAAGTATGTCCATTGATACACTTGTAAACTATTCCACCATATTTTGCAATATCATTTACCTTGTATCTTGTTCCAATTGACCATGTTCCTCTCCAAGTATCTGAATCAGATAAAACTGTCCATTTAGCTTGGTCGGCTTCTAATCCTAGTAATATTGTAGCCGCTGATACGTGCTGAGCAGTACACTTATAAACTTTACCGTTATATCTAACAAGATCGTTTATTCTATAAAGAGTATTAATTGTCCAGTTGTATTTCCAATCTGCTGAAGAAACTGCAACAAGTGTCCATTTGTTTATATCTGCAATTAGACCGTCTGTTGCTGATGAAAATGTTGCTGAAGATGTATGTGATTCTGTACATTCATAAACTGATGCACCATATTTTACCAAGTTACCTATAGCGTAAAATGTAGAAACTGTCCATAAGTTTTTCCAACTTTTTCCTTCTGACTGTTTCTTCCATTTAGGTCTTGCTGGAGTAACATCAGTACCGCCTAAATCGTTGTAAAAATCTGCTGATGCATGTGTTCTTAGTGCAACATAGGTAAAACCGTTGTACTCTATCATATCGTCTACGACATAATCTGTACCACTGCTCCAGTAACTTTTCCAATTAAATCTTATTCTACTTAGTTTAAATTCTGCCATTTTTTACAACCTTTTATGTATTTATTATACTCCTGTAGGGTATTCATGACCCTCATTTACTTTAACTACAAGATTTCCACTTGCGTCTATATAATATAGTAAACTTCTGTTATCCCACTTAAACTGTTCATAATTTAAGTTGTCATAAACAACTTCGTGGTTAACATTTCGTCCTTCGTAAAAGTTCTCGCCCATTTCGAAATCTTCGTAATTCTTTGAAGGATCACCTTCAGCATTTAATTGTATGCTTTCACCACTTTTTAATTGATCAACTTTAGCAAAGAAAAGTTCTCCATCATCTGTTCTTCGTAATCCATAAAAATACCTTGCATCGGTCTGGTTAACCATATCTGTAATGCTTTGCCCTAAAAATGTATCAGCCATTATACTATCTCCACTATGCTGAGTATAGCATCTAATGATGCTGTTTGATCAGCTGTTATATATAAAACGTTTGTTGCGTCCAAAACAATTTTTTCACCTTTTCCTATAGGTTTCATTGATGTATTAGGAGCAATAGGCATGTCTTTTACTAAAAATCCTATGTTACTAGCTTCGTCACCAATTTCTATGCTACAAGTTACTATTGAATCTGTAAGGTTTGCAATGTTCATTCCTATAACAGTTGTACTTGTTGCCGCTGGAGTTGTGTAAACAATTACCCTTTGCGTTCCTATGTCTTTTGTTACTATGTTTTTAAAATTCGTTGCCATATCTTATTCCTATAAAGTTAATGCAAGTTTAATTGCAATCTCCTCTGCGTCGTTAAATGTAACAGCACCAGTAGATCCTGCAACTGATACCCAGTTACCAGCAATGTCATATATTTCAACCCTGTCTTCAACTGTGTTATAACGCATCATCCCAGTTTCTGGACTTGGATGTCTATTTGCATTATTACCAACGGGTATAACAAAGCCACCAGTACCTTGGACTTTAAAGTATCCTGTACCAGTTTGTTTTAAGGTAGTAACTGCACCATTTACAGTATTAGTTATCTGATTTCCATTAAAACTAAAGTTTTCTATGGATACAAATCCCCCACCATTTGCTTGTAAAACTAAGTTCTGATTAGTTGTAATTGTCTGTAGTGTGTTGCCTGATACCGATATATCATCAACTTCTAGCTTTTGAATATCAAATCTGTTAGCAGTTACATCTGCTACTAATGATCCGCCAGCATAAAATCTAAGTTTATCGTCATCTGCACCTGGAGTATTTTCTGCTGTTATGTAAGTATCTCTATCTGCATCGTAAACACCGCCCAGTGTAGACCATTGTCCGTCATATGCTTCAAATACATTTGTGTCAGTATTATATCTCAACATACCTGTGACTGCAGATCCAGGACGTTGTGCAGTTGTTCCTTTAGGTAATACTAATGAACCTGTACCACTAATTTGCACTGATTCGCTGTTAGGATCTAAAATAATTTCTCCACTTGGATTTGAAATAATATTTGAATCAAATCTAAGATTATCTATTATAATCTTACCTGCACCGTTTGGTAAAAGGCTAAGATTACCACTACTTGATGTTGAAGAAATTGTATCGTTATCAATAGTGATATCATCGATAACTGCTTTTCCTACATTTAGTTCAGACCAAGCTAAGTTTGTAGTTCCTAATTTGTAAGTATTATCTATGCTAGGAATAATATCACTAGCAATCTGCGCCTGTATATCAATAGTATCTGTATTTTCATCACCTAATGTAATGTTTCCACCAATATTTACATTTCCAGTTACATCTAAGTTTCCAGTTACACTGACATTGTCAAGTAAATTTATTGTTCCGCCTGCACTGTTGATGTTTACATTTCCGCTTGTACTTGCGATTGTATTTCCACTTATTCTTATTGCACCTGATTCAATTTTTGTACCGTCAATAATAGTTGTACTTGTGCCGTCAGTAAATGTAATACCTTGATTATTATTAAATAAAAATTCTGCATTTGTAAAAGTAACTTCACCTGTTGATTGATTTACTCTAAATAAATCTCCAACCCTAAAATCACCTTTATGATCAACTGTGCTAAAATAAATGTTTGCTCCATTAAGCGTTGTGACTTCATTAGCTTGAATAACTTGTGTTGTATCGTTAGTAACTTCTTTACCAACGCCTATATAAGCAAGGTTCATTCCAATAGCGTAAACTGTTACTCCTGATCCATCTCCATATAGTCCATAATTACCATAGACAGATGCACTTGCAATACTTCTTATTTCTCCACCAAAGTCTGTGTGGTCAATAAGTGTAAGTGCAGTTGCCGTTGAGCCGCCTGTAAATCTTATGTCTTGTATAAAGGTATCATCATCTGTAACAATCTGACTTCCGTTTGCACTATCAAATGATAATTTAAGGACAGTATACTGATCAACTATTGCTGATGCTGTTGGAGCCGAAAATGCACTACTTACTCCTGTACCTTTTCTTACTCTGACATCGTCAATTCTTCCAGTTAAGTCACTTGAAGCTCCGTCAAATCTAGAACCCATCACCATAGGTTTAGTTGTTCCTAAGTTCGTACTATTTCCTGTTGCTGTTCCTTGTAATGCTCCGTCTATAAACAATCTTACTGTAGTTCCTACTCTAGTAACCATTAAATGATAAAAAGTTGTATTAACCAATGTTACGTTTGGTGCTAATATAGATGTTGTTCCAAAATCTACTTTTGGTTTGTTGTCTACAAAATAAAAGTGTAATCCGTTGTCTGTTGTAGATCCTGCTCTAAAATCAAACATTGTTTCAGTGCCAGTGTCATCGGACAAGTAAATATATCCTTCTACACTAAAGTCTCCAGTTCCAAAACCAAAATCTGTTTGTGTAGTAACAGTAAATCTGTCGCCCGTGCCATCAAAAAGCCCGATACCTGTTCCCCATTTTACTGGATTAGTTGTAGTAACCTGTGCATTTCCTACTGCTGTTACTGTCTTTTTGTTTCTACTTAATGGTGTAATAAAACCTGTTGCTTTGCCGTCAATTATCACTGTGTTTGTAGCAACACTTTCAATTGTTGCTGTTGCAAGTTGTGTACCACCTGCATCATATAATGTTATAGCGTTTCCGGCACTTGGAGCGGATCCACTTAATCCACTATATTTAATTTTAGTTTTTCCGTCACCTTTAAGTCCTGCTGAACCGTCTACAATCTCAATACCTTTATCAGCAAAATATGTAAAACAGTTTAACCATTCAACTCTTGAGCCATTTGTTACTTTCAATCCAGTGACACCAGGAGTAATAAAAGTTACTGCATGGAATAACATTCCTGCTTCTCTTGAATCGCTGTTTGCTACACTACCATCTAGGTAAGCACCTCGGCCTGCATCTCCTGAAGCAAAGCCTCTCGGATCAGTATTGCTTGTAGTTGTACCTTGTGTAATAACAGTTACGTTTCTTACATAAGGTGAACGTAAATATACCCTGAAATTTGGTGCAAACTTAAAAGCGTATCCTTCGTTTGCTCCAGAATTAAAAAAGAAATCTTTGATTGTTATATCTTCTACAGTAGAATCACCCTGCATTAAAAATGCATCTTTACTTTGCGTTCCTGAAGTTGGACTTACCTCTACTGATCTTAAACTATGTCCTTTAACAGTTACTCCTAATGGAACTGTCATCGGAAATGCTTCTTGATATGTGCCTGGATAAATGTATACTGTGTCACCTGTTCCTGCAAGAGATAATGCTTTTGTAATTGTTCTAACTGGATCTTGTGGATGAGCTCCTGTGGCACTATCACTTCCATTAATACCAACATAGTATAAATTACCAGGAGTACTAATTAAGTCAATACTACCAAAGTTCAAATCGTTAGTTGTTAAGTTATCTGTTGTTACGTTTGCAAAATATCCTGTAGCCCATCTTTTTGAAGCTGAACCTATGCTATATGTATTATGTACATCAGGCATAATATCACTGGCAATATCAGCATTAATAAAAATACTGTCTGTATCGGCATCACCAAGCGTAATGTTTCCACCGGCTGATATATTTCCTGTTGCATGTAGATTACCTGTAACTTGTGTATTACCAACGATGTTTACAGTACCTGTTCCATTTGCTCTAATAAACAAATCACTGTTTGTGTTTGTATTTTCAATAAAATTATTATTAATTTCTAGGTCACCAACTAATACTCTGTTACCTACAATGGTATTATCAGCTGTTGCTATTGTAAATTCTTGTGCCGAAGTAGATATTGTTCCTGTACCACCGTCTAGTGTTACGTTACCTACTTGGAATGTATTGTTTGTTATTTCTAGATCTGTTACTCTAGCTACGCCTTGGACGTCTAATGTATATTGAGGTGAAGTTGTCTTAACGCCTATTCGACGATTTGTTACATCTAGATATAATAGGTCTGTTTCGAATGCTAAATCTGTTCCGTTACGCAACAAATTTGACTTCAAAAGCGGACCCGATATGCGACCAATTGCCATGTCTACTCCTCAATACGGGCATCATTATGTGCCTCTAACCTATTTGGACCTTCCCCATAGCTGGTTAACCACTGTTTGTCCTGCAGTAGTATTGGCCTACTCTTCACTGCATTATACTTATTTATATGATTTTTGTAATTAGTCCAAGATAAGGTTGAATACGTAAGCTAACGATTCAACTTGCTCTGTGTCAATAGATGCAACGTTTCCAGCGGCATTAATCCAGGAAGATCCGTTCCATGTTTCAACGTAGTTTACACTAGCATCAGTATTATATCTAGTAGATCCTATTTCAGGACTTGCTTGTCTTTGAGCAGAACTACCTAACGGTGGTACCATTCCGTTTACATTTTCAATTTTTAGATATGCAAGTCCGTTATTATTAGTATGATTAATTATAAAATTACTATTACTTGCATTGAATAAATCATTAGTTTGAAACTGTAAGTCCCCTATAACTGTTTTACCTGTACCGTTTGATTTAAGTTGGACTGTGCCATCATTTTCATCACTTGATACAACATTACCGTTTATAGAAAACTTCCCATCTGAACTAAATCCTTTACTTTCTAAAAGTGTTCCGTTGAGAGTGTGGTTAGTAACACCGCCAGTTACAAAGTTAAATTGATTATTTGACAAATCTAAATATGTATCTCTATCTGAATCATATATTCCTTGTAAGCTAACCGGTCCAGTAGTTTCAGTTCCTTCAAAGCCATTATAATTTGTGTTAAATCTAATACCACCTTGTACTGCTGGACGTTGTGCTGTTTCCCCTTTTGGTAATCTTATTTCACCTGTTGCGTCTATTTTTAAATTAGTGCTTGGGTTGAATACAACATCTCCTGAGTCAGTTGATATAATATTTGATTTATAATGCGTATTAACAAATTTAATCTTCCCAGTATTTTTAGATTGCAAATATAAATCTGCATTTGTTTCATTTGTTTTTAATACACCATCTCCTATAGATACTGTATTAATATTTGCAGTTTGAGAGTTGACTTCATTCCAACGTTTTGTAGGTGTACCTAATGCTCTTGTTTCAGAACCGCCTGGTTCAAAATTTTGACTTATTGGAGTATTAAAGTCAACCGTATCCGTAGGACTATCACCTAAACTTGTTAATGATCCTCCTACTGTTAAATTTCCAGTGGTAGTAATTTGCGGTACTACTACATTAGATTGAAATACAATAGTACCTGTGCTATTGATGTCAAGATTTGATCTAGTTGCTTCAATACTATTTCCTGCAATTACAATATTGTCCTGCGATATTTGACCTGATTGTAATGTTATTACATTATTACCTTGTCTAATTTGAGCAGTGGCATTATTTGCAAAAATACTTTCAACATCAAAACTTGTTCTTTCATTTTCTAAGTCTACAAGGAAGTTATCTCCAACTCTAAAATTTCCTCTTTGATCTTGCGTTGTGTAATAAACTTTTGCGTTATTAAGTTTTACAACTTCGTTTGCTCTAACGGTTAATGTATTATCATTTGTAACGTTTTTACCTGCACCTATATAGGCAAAATTTTGATTTATTAAGTAAGCAAGATTATTGGCTCCATCTGCCTCAAATCCTTTATTACCGTATACACATGCACTTGCTATTGATCTAAGTTCAGCACCATAAACTGTACTTCCGTCCGGAGCTGTTCTACCTGTTCCTTGTTCTAATTTAATTCCTGTAGATGCAAAATAAGTAAAACTGTTTAACCATTCTATCCTTACACCACTTTTAGCTGTAAGTCCTATTGCGCCTGGTGTAATAAAAGTCACAGCGTGAAATAATACACTAGCAGATCTTGAATTTTGTTGAACAACACTTCCGTCAATTAGTGCGCCTCTACCTGCATCTCCTGAATCATAACCTCTTGGGTCACTAGCACTTGTACTAGAACCTTTTGTAAGAACTGTAATATTTCTTATGTACGGAGAACGTCCAATTACCTGTTCTACAATACCTATCTTATAATTGTTAGCAAATCTAAAGGCATAACCTTTATCATTTCCTGAATCATAATAAAAATCTTTTATACTTAAATTTTCTATAGTAACATCTGGATTGACTAGAAATGCATCATTACTTTGTGTCGCAGACGTTGGCATAATTTCAACACTTCTAATACTGTCTCCCTGTATTGTAACTCCTGCTGGAACTGTCATAGGAAATGTTTCTTGATATGTGCCTGGATAAATGTAAATAAAATCACCTGCTGTCGCAACACTAAGAGCTTTTGTAATAGTAGCAAAAGGACCTCCAGGACTATAACCTTCGTTTGTATCAGCTCCATTTCCGTTACTTACATAAAAAATACCGTTATTTTTTGTTAAATTAATTCCTTGGTATGTAATACCTGTAGTTTTGACTGTGTCAGCATTTAAATTTTGTACTGCAAGAGAAAATCCTTTTTTAGGTCCTGTACTATCAAAATCTTTACCTAAATGATACACATTGTCTAAGTCTGGTGTAATGTTATCATGGAAGTCTGCAAAAAAGTTTGCAGTATCTGTAGAGTCATCTCCAATGGTTAAACTTGTACCACCATATGTAATGTTTCCTGTAGCATGAACATCTCCTGTAACTGTAACAGTACCGCCTGATTGTATTTGTAATTTTTGAGGAACACTTGCAGGATAATATTTTTCTATGTAAGCCTTAAACGCTGTAGTATTATGGTGGTCTGCTAATGTTTTAGTTGCAGGGTATGCCACACCTCCTACAAACTGTGTGTTCATATTTTTTAACTGTAAAGCATCTTGTACATCAATGTCACCATCACCGTCAAAGTCTAATGCGTTTAATTCTTCCGTTGTCCATGAACCTGATTGACCTAATGCTATAGCAACGTCATACAATCTATCCATGTCATTTGGAGGAGAACTAGCACTTATCTTAGGACCTGGTGCCCAATAGTTACCATAGTTTCCGTCTGAATTCCAAGCCGCAGTTGCACCATCTAATGCTTCTGGCCTAAATCCTATTCCACCATTAGTTTGTAATGCTTGAATTCCGTCACCTTTTACAGCGAAGTTATTACTACCTAATCCTGATGTTTTGATATAACCGTTTGGGTGTGTAGTTTTAACAGTTATATCACCACTTGGTGTAGATATTCCTGTAGTAGCTAAAGTAAAATCACCTACCTTTAAACTATTACCAAAGACAATATCAGGATCTGAACCACCGGAAGTAGTTCTCATTGTACCTGATATACTTAAATTTCGAGGGGTTGTTGTAGTTGCAATACCAAGCGTATTATCTCTTTTAACAACTAGTAGATCAGTATCAAACGCTAAATCATCTAATTCACGTAATAAGTTATCTTGTAAAAGCTGACCGCCTATACGGGCTACTTGTGTCATATTAATTCCCTCAATTCTATAACAGTATTTATTTTATTACTTGTCGAAGTTGTGTAGGACTTGTACAGGTTTTCCTGTTGGTACAGGAGTTCCAAACACAAGATACCAACCTGCGGCATATGGAGCGCCTGGTCCTGAAGAGGGGTTTTGTACCAATGTGTAGTTTGTAGTTGCTAGTTGAAAAACGTTTTCTATAGTAACTAATATATTATTTTCTGAAATTGGAACAGGATAAAATGAATCTCCTGAATTTAATGGTCCAAATGTAGTTTCTGTTCCGTTTCCATTACCTAGATTTTGTTGTGTAATAGTAATAGGTTCTTTAAATCTGATAGGCTTCCAGGCACTGTTTTGATATACTTCAAAGTTGTTAACATCTGTATTATATCTAAGCATTCCTTCTGCTGGAACAAAAGGTCTAGAATTTTGATCACCTTTAGGTGGTATAAGTGCTTTGTCAGTATTAAACTCTGCTAAGCCTAAAGCATCTATGTTCAAGCCTCTAGTGTCAGCGTTGATTCCACGTGTAGTTGTAGATGCTTTAATAAATCTCATTACACTTCCAAATAACTAATAGTCATGGCCAAATTAGCAGGTGATTGACTTACTGCAATTACTCTATCGCCGCCTTCGAGTATAATTTTTTCTGTATCAAGCGTAAAAGTGTCTGCTCCTGCTACCTTTAAATCATTTAAAATTTGATTGGCATTAGGATCAGCATTACCCTTTGCTTGTCCGTTAGGGACAAAATGTAGGTCAAAAGTAGAATCGTTGTTACCTCCAGTGTCAGCTGAAGCTGTATTACAAACCATTACAGTTGTAATTGCATATCTACTACCAGATGGCACAGCTAATACTACTGTGTCAGTTAAAGCTATCTTTTTATTTACAATCGCCATATTTTTTCCTTAAAATAACATACTATATAATAATGATCTATTAGTACTTATCAATTCATCCTCGTGATTATATTTATTTTTAAACCAAACACCTGATTTACCTTTGTCTGGATCTTTTCCGTACAATGCTATATGTGTTGCCGATGATGCCACAACAGCTGAATCGTCTTGTACAGGCATTTTCAAAGTACTATCTATCTTAACAAACGGACTACCTTGACTGCTTATAGTTAAATCTGTTCCGCTTGTAGTTGTTGTAATAGTATTGTCTTGAAATAACAAGTTTTCAATTTCTGTGCTATCTTTTCTAAAAATTGCAACTTCAGAATTATCAACCTTAATTTGGAATCTACTAACGCCTCCATCAAGACTGCTATCTTTAACTGTAAAAGTAGAATCGCCTCTTTGAATTGAGTTTACCTGAATAGATTGAACTCCTGTAACTATAGCCGCATCTACATATTTTTTGTTAGGGATATCATCGTCGTCTGTAACTTGAGTTTCGTAACTGTTAGTTCCACTGACACTAATAACTCCTGTACCTGTGTTAATTAGGTATAAGTCTCCTCCGCCTGTAGAAATACTGTTTGTGTAAATTCCTGTTATTTTATTATTTTCATCTTTGAATACAAAAGTTCCGTAATCAACAGTCTGTGTAATTGGATTATTATGTGTAAGAGTTTCGTCAAACAAGAATTGTGCATCAGGGAATGTACCTCTGTCCAAACGTATTCCTGCTTGATTAAGAGTAATTCCTCCTCCTGTTTCGCCCTTGTTTAAAAATATAATATTGTCTGTGATATCTAAATTTGCAGAACTAACAGTTGTTGTAGTTCCTGCAACGGTTAAGTTACCAGTAAGAGCAGTATTACCTGTTGCTCCTGTATCAAAAGTGATAGTAGAGCCGTTAGCTACTCTTATTGTATAATTACCTGTGTTTACGTTTAATATCTTTGACATTACAAATTCCAATAATTGATAGGGGGAATTTCACCCCCTATAATTTCTAGATAGCTGTTAGGTTCAAATAACTCACTGCTGAGTCATTATCAATTGTATACGTATATCTATTATTATTGTTGTCTCTGCAAGTTCTATTGTAGAGTTTTGTAATAAACACACCATCGCCTGTACCGCCAACACGTCCTAGGATTGACATTTCGTTCGCTCCTAATGATCCTGCCGCTTTAGCGACTAGTGTACATACACCTTCGTTACCGCCATCATTTGCCGCATCATCTACATTAAATTTTGTAGCTGAACGCTGGCTTTTAATCATACCTACGTTTGATACTGAATTACTTGCAACTTTACAGTTGATAGTAATATTTGTACCATCTGCAAGTGTACCAAATTTGCTTTTATTAACTGGTCTTCCCATTTGTTTCTCCTTTAAATTTGACGTTCTAAGTCTACGCGGTGGGTACCGCATAAGTCCTCTATAGGTCCTAGAGGTTCAATAACTCTACGACAAATGTATTTATCTTTGTATAAGGAATAGTTTTCGGTCAAGAAAAAAGACGCCGAAGCGTCTTTTTAATATAAGCAAAATAGGTAGGACTTGGGTACACCTACAAGCACGGACCGAAATACCATTTCTAAACCGTACAACCTATCCCCGCGGGTTAGTGCGATGTGACTCAGCGTATTTCTACTACCAAGCCTGGGTACCACCCCTGGACAGTCAAGTTCGACCCTTCTGGTAAAGGCCTCTTCCTTGCACTATAAACAAAAATTAATTACTTTTTTGTTGCTTATGTATATAATATAACAAATAAAAACGTATTTGTCAAGTGTTTTTTTAACTTTTGTTGTCCAAAATATTATTTTTGTAAAAAAGTCATAAAAAAAGGGCGACATAGCCGCCCTTTTTAAATTCGTAGTAACTGTTATTAGCTAAAAGTTACGTTAGATACTGCAACTCTACCTAAGTAGTCTGCCGCATTACCTAATGAAGAAGCAACGT